GATAAATAAATAAGTTACTTATACTTTTTGTGGATGACCTAAATATTTATTTTTAACTTCTTCTTCAACAGTTTCCTTATCAAGATTAAAAACTCCTCCATTATTTGAAATAAAATTGCCAACCTTGCCTTGATTTAATTCAGAAACTGAACCAGATACATTTTTTTCAAACCTCCTTAATTCTTCTGCATTGGTTCCGAATGTAATAGATTGTGATTTCCCAATAGTTGTTTTTTCTGCTTCTTCAGATGGTGTCAAAATCAATCCATCATATTGTTTTCCAAGAATCCTATCAGCATCTTCGACCCTATAGAAATTTTTTCCCATTGTGGATTCAGCTTCTTTTCTTCCCTTGAATGCAGAAGTGTATGAATCAATCACACTTTTCTTTTCTTCATCTTTCAAAGCAAAATAATTTTGAACTGACTGACGAAAATCATTCTCTGTCTCTTTAGTGGGCGGATATTTTGCTACTTCCATTAAAGCAGATTTGAATTTTTCTGATTTAGCTGTTTTAGCAATGTTAGTTAATGCAGCAGATGGATCAGGTTGAGCAACACCCTTCATTTCTGGAAGTGGCGTTTCAGCATCAACTTGATTTATTAAGGTTGCGATAGGCTGACCTGTTTGCGGATCAATTTCGATAGTCTCCGTTCCATCGCCCGTCATTGGAGCATTTTGATTTTGTGGCAACAATGCGTTCCTTGCCGCCTCGCGTGGACTCATAGCCGGAATCCCACTACTCGTTCCTCCACGCAGAACAGAACGAGCATTATATGCTTCAATTTGACTCTTGCGTAGATAATCATCAGCAAATTGTTTAGACATTGATGCCATTTGCTGATTCATGTTTTGGATAAACGGATTATTCGATGCTCCAAATTGCATTTGAACATCCATCAATTCACCATACCCCTCACTTAAATTTCCTCTTCCAATTTGATCGAACGCATTTTTATATGCAGCCTGCATTGCTGGAAGTGCAGTTTGAGCTTGGCGTTGATATTCTCTTGCAGCTAATTGTTGCCCGACTTGCTGACCTAATGCAGAAAGAGTATTTCCAATACCACTATAATCAAGTGCTGGAATTCCGTAATTTTGAACTTGTGGTATTTGTGCCATAATATTTATGCGTAAGCAGACCTAACTCCGGGTGAAACAAAACTTGTGGTTTGTTTTGGTGAGCTATATGTAGTTCCTTGGAAAGTTGACATTTGAGGTTGATATGCCTTCCCATCCATTTGAATTGTTGGAGGATTGTAACCTTGTGTAGATGTTGCTGTCATTCCAGCCGTATTAAGTTTACCATAATTTGGAGCCATATTTTGAGCCATTTGATATTGCGCCATTCCTGATGCCATTCCTAATCCTGCTCCCGCAACTGCCGTTGATCCACTCAAAAGACTTTGAGCATTACCCATTCCTTGAGCGTAATTAGCTGCTCCAACATTTTGTAAAGCATTATATTGTCCAGTTATTGCTCCAAGCTGGAGAGCCATTTGCTGTTGCCGAAGTTCACCTGAACCAAGAGCATATTGACTTGGCCCTTCAAAAGCACCAACAGTATAAGCTCTTGCTATCCTTGCCCAATCTCCAGCCATTCCTGCTGCTTGTGTGCTTACATCATATGCCATCGCTCCAAGGTTTCTGGCAAATTGACCTTGCGCTACTTGGAATCCTCCGGGTGCTGCTGCACCTGTCATTGCTGGCGTATATCCAGCACCAAGTCTTTCAGCTACATTTCTTTGAACGAAATCCAATTGTTCTTTTGTGAGAGGTTCACCACCCAATCTTTGTTGGATTATTCCGCTAATTTTTTTTCGTTGCGCAACTGATCCGGGCATATATGCTTCTCCTTGATCGCGGAGTTGTTTGCTTGCTTGATCTGCCGCCTTTAAAAGATAGGGCATATCTTCAGACAAAAGTTGGCCGGGGCTTTTTTGTTCTTCAAAAATTCCAATCTGCTCTAATCCTTTTCTATAAAATTGTTCAGACCTTCTTGCTGCACCAACCTGTCTTTTCCCAGCTTGATCCGCCATAACCCCAGATGTAATAGCTCCACCAGCAGCAATAGCTACCGATGCAATTCCAAGATAAAGTCCACTCATAATTTTTTATAGTTTAAATTTGTTGTTTCTCCAGTTATTGACTTTATAATTTGATTTTTCTATCAATGGGTTAAAGTCATTGGAAGTTATTTCTTCCATAATTTCATCTGGGTCTTTTTTATCAGTTACATGAAATGTCATCCAGTCTGTATCTTCATGGATTAAAAGCATTCTACGAGTTCCTGCTTCTGTTATTCCTTTGTATGGAGCCTTGATTCTTTGTGTTGGAATATTGTGATACCAAACAGAAAACTCTCCTTTTGTTACAACATATGGATGAGTTGTTAAATGAAGTAAAGATGTGATTATGCTGTTTGCTGGCATATGAATCTCACGGATATACAATCCCGGAGTAAATATATGTGTAACCGGACATTCAATTTGAGGATACTTCTCCATTTCCGCATCACACAAATTAAGAATATCTTCTGGATCACCATACCCTATCCATTGATTTGCTTCAATTTTATCTGGAATTGTCAGCGTCATCGGTAAAGAAAGTAATCGTTCGGTGTTGGTGACAATATATCAGCACCGATTAGGTTGTCTGCCCGACTATAGTTAGCAAAGCGGATTGGTGCGGCGGTAGGAATTTCCAAGCCTTCCATTTCTTTTTCCTGCTCTTGCACGGCATATGAAAGATTCTTCAAGAACTCATCTGCTTTACGATTCTCACGCGAGTTCAATGCAAGAACCGCATAGATCATTGCATCTGGGATGAACTCAACCAACTCTTTCGGGTCGGTCAAATCAAAGTATTTCTTCGATGCGTAAAGGGTGATGCACTCGCAGGTTTTTGGTGCTTTGAATCTACGGAAGGTAGGATGAGCATCGCTCGGTTGATAGATTGCTATCAGCGTCTTTGCTTCTAATACTGGATCATAAGCATATACCCGAATTCTTCCTTTAGTTACTGGCTTGGTTACTGACCGAATTCCTTTTACAAGAAGATCGGACTTCGCCAGCGTTGGAGGATTAGCAGTAGTTACCTTAACTTTGTGGTAGGTGTCATACTGGTCTTGCGCTTCAAACATCAACTCTACGCCGATGTCTTCAGCTTCCTCGGCCATTACTCCGATTTGGTATGGATGAGTAGTATAATCACGGAAGAGAACATGGAGTCCTCCTACTTCTACAATTCCTCTATGGCATGAGTTCCCTGCTTGAAGAGCAAAAGCGTTGGTCGCATTGAACCATTCATCCGCGAGGCTGGCTGACTCATCCCCGATCCAAGCAAGTTTGATTTGCTCGTAACGGGCTGGCAGAGTGAAACAATCGTTCACGCAGCAAATTTGGACATACTCTTCTTGAGTAGTCCATGCTCGCTTATTCCAAAGTAGTCGCCTTGCTTGGTTTACGGCTTTGACTCCGCGCTCGTATGAACACGTTCCTGAGTCGCCGACGAACCCCTTCACAAGCTCTACCATCTCTTCGAGGGTATCAGCCATAGGGATTATCGTTTCCGATAATTATTTCGAGCCAACGGGCTTTCCAGATTTAGGAAGCGGTGCGCTGGAGTATGGGTTCTTGCCAGTGTTAGGTGGGTTCATGTTTCCCATACCTTCACGGATCATGCCGCGAGTTGGTGAGCCGCCTGAAACTAACTTTGGTTCTGTTCCTTTTAGTGGTGTCATATTTTTATTTTTTCTTTGTTATGCAGAGTAGATTGCAAGCCACTCTATACTTGTTATGGTTGTTGCTGGGGAAGTTCCGTTGTTTTCAATAGCTACAGTAAATCCATTTATGGCTTTTGTTCCATTGAGAAGAAATATATTCGGAGATGCTGCGGTTATTGGAGAAGATGGTAAAACTGCTGTAAGTGATACTGTATAATCATTGTCAGGCATATCAGTATCAAAAGTAACTGGCTTTGTAGAATCTCCCGATCCAATGCCAGTAAGAACTCCTCTGCGAATCTGGATCGTATCAAGAGCATCGACTTGGTTCTGTAGATTCTGAATGTCTTGGTTGATGTTTTGAATTTCTGCTGGGGTTACATCACCCAATCCCGGAACAAGAATAGTTCCATTGGAAAGAACCTCATCAATAAATGTTTGGAATACATTCTGCCAGTTGCCAGTTGGACAGAAATCATCTGGAACATTTGGAAATGTAATTGCTGGAGCTGAATCGGAATTGTCCATAGCTTAATTTACGATATTGTAATTCCAGTATTTTTCTTGGCAACACAAAAATGGTTCACACTCTTGATTTTCTTCTGGGCAGTCACCAACTGGAGAGTCGTCGTTGTTCTTGATGTTTGCCATCAACCTCACTCGATCAACTGTAGCCGCTCCAGTTAAAGTAACTCTGATTTGAAACTCGCTTCCTTCTACAGATGGAATGCCTGCCAAGTCATTGCATTCGCTTGGGTCTGGTGTGTTAAACTTGTAGCGTTTGTAGCGATTACCACCCTTTTGAGGAACGCATTCAGTTACTTGTGGTGAGCATGGATTACAACCATAAGTTGTTGGAACTTTCAGTTCTGACCAGCATGGGTTACTATCTGCGCGGAACTCTGCATAGCTTTCAACTTGTCCCTTAATCTCACTCATCCACATTTCTCCACCAGTAATCTTTTTGCGGAGGAACTTGTTGGTAGCCCCGCTTCGATTGAAGTCATACCTACCAGTTGTAAAGAATGATTCAATCTGCCTGCTACCATTTGGCCCGTAATCATCACCTTGGGCTATTGTGAACTCGTAAAGTCGGTTCTTGTTGTCTGCATCAAACGAGAATCCGAATCCACGCTTCTCACCTTGGATCAATGCAGTCAAAAGTTGAGTTGGTCTAATGCCTGTCCAAAGTCCATTCCAACGAAATTGAAGTTGCGCGTCCGGTGCAGGAGTTGAAGATTGGTCGAGGTCGAGAACTACCATGCCCCTATGATACCTATTCAGTCCTTCTACACCTTCTGCTCGATAAGTCTGTGGAGAAACTGTGCTAATTAGATAGTTATCAAAGAACATTGTGGAAGCAAATTGTTTCAGCCAAGGAGTATCATTAGATACCCACTTGTTCACATCTCTCGATAGTTTGCGAAGCGAGAAGTATCTATTGAACTCAGATTGAGTATTTGAATAAAACGCCCAACCATCGTGTGATCGAAACCAAAGCTCAGAGTTTACCAAAGCTAAGTATGGGCTGGTGCATCCCCGCCCAAGCAGTGAGATGCGTTGGATGTTAGATGTATTCCATTGTGATCTTGGGATAGAAACATCCATTGCAAATGCGCCGTTGCCAGTTAATACAACAAGTTGACCTTGGCCGCGAAGATTCAATCCAAGTTCTGGCATTACCTTCATTCCAGTGATGTTCCCCATCATTGCAGGAGTAGAGAACGCCCCACCCTCTGCCCAGTATCCTATTTCAGTAAAGTTCTCTGTATTCTTTGTATCGGTAAATCCGTTTCCGTAGATGATGTCCGAAGCATAGATTTGATTAAATCTATCAGAAACAAACACTCGACCAAACGCATACTCCATGATCGTTCCAATCGGCATCTTCTTTTTGTATGGATTCAAACGATATGCTGGAAGTTTGACTGTTCCCGTTCCAGTTCCCTTTTGAGTATCTGTGATGATTGCCGTGAACTTAACTCCAACTGTATTGGATGCTGCACCTATCAAAGTAAAATCTGTGCTTCCAATTGATACGATCTCACAATAGTCATTATTTGTAATCTGACTTGCACCAATCGTTCCCAATACCCCATCCCATGCTATAGCATTCTGGTAGCCATTCTGGATATACACCCTATCTTCAGCTTGGACAAACCAAGTGTGCATCATGCCCGGATCATTCCCGTCAATGATCTTGTATGCAGTTGCAAAGTTGTTTGTGATCTTTAAGAAGTAAATAACCCCAGAAACTGAAATCAGAATTCCATCTGACGATCCATACTTTACCGCACGATATGGGTATGCGCCTTGAAAACTTCCATTCTCAATATCGTTAACGATAGTCTCTGATTGACCCTCTCCAGCTTTGATCACGATATTCCGAATGCTTGGCCTTGTTCGATTAATGCCACCTCGGAATGTCCTATTTACCGACTCTGATACTACAGACTCTGGTAAATATGATGGATGAGTATCTGCGTCTTGCGCGATGATACTTGTGAATCCATCAAAGACTGATCCTTCCGCTGGCATTAGTGCAAGTCAATCCAACTGGTTCCATTATATACACACAATTTATCTGTTGTTGTGTCATATACCATAAGACCACTTGGAGGAGTGCTAATAGCATTCTTCTGTGTTGTGGTCATCCGTGGAGGCAAGAATCCTTTAGTTGAACTATTAAGTTGAAGAATAGCATTTGCATCTGGAGTCGTTGTTCCAATTCCAACATTACCATTACCGCTAATCCTCATTTTTTCTGTTAATGAAGTTGTTTCACGGGTGTAGAATGCAATTCTACCGGGCATATTTACAGAACTTGGAACTCCATCAACTTCAAGAAAAATTCTTGCGTTTGATTGATAGTCGGTTCCATTGAATCCAGCAGCTTGCAAGAATGCAAGGTTATCTCCATTTTGAACGATTTGAGGAGAATCAATAGTTCCCCTTGATTTATCGCAAGCAATTCCTGTTCCAGAATCATCATTGGAAGCCTGCCTTAATCTTGGGAATCCAACAACTTGTAGTTTTGAATTAGACCCCGCAAATGGAGTATCTGTTCCAATAAGCACCTTCCCGTCAGATTGAACTGAAAATGGAGTTGAATCAGGATTGGTTTCATCTTCTACAACCAATGCTGCACCACTACCAGTTTGAGTAATTCTTACGGCATTAGATGAAGATGATGCGTTAATTACTGCTGATGTTGCTGTAATTCCACCGGTAGAAGCTAACGATGCTACGCTTGCTGCGCCCGTGGATGTCAACGAGGTTGTTGTAAGTGCGCCAGTAGAAACCGAGCCAGTAGTAGTCAATGGTTGACTACCAAGATCAACTGGGCCAGATTGAAGAACAATATTAAGTGTAGCAAACTCAACGAATCCGGTTGCATCTTTCCTCAATACAGTCCCACTTGATCCATTTGTCCAAGTCAAATTACCAGCACCATCAGTCTTCAAGACTTGCTGTAAAACTGGACTTTGAATTGTTTTTTGGCAAGCAGCAGAGTCTTCTACTACCAATCGTTTGCCATTGGCAGTTGTTTCAAGTGGTTCACACAACAACGGAAATTCCGAGTCGCATGGTGGGCATGGTGTGCAGTAGCTCATAATTTATTTTTTCTTTTCGTAATCTTCGGGTTTGTCATGCTTGCTTGGGAAGTCGGATGGCCAATTCATTAAAGAAATGTTATTATGAAATCGTTTGTTAAACCATTTCTGTTTTCAATATAAATTAAGTCTTCTTGAACTCCAACTGTAACATTTCCAACAGAACCCGTTGTTCCATTTAATGGTGTATTTACAATAACTGTTTGTGTTGCGCCAGCATATTTTATTGAAGATGGGGTTGCGCTTGCTCTATACCATGCCATCATGTTTTGTTGACTACCTTCCCCAGCAATAAGAAGAAATCCCGGATCGGGGAGTGTTGGTGGAATAATTGTTGTAAATGAATCGTTTGCGATTGTTACTTTGTAACGATTGTTTATTACACCCCATATATTATTTGATTTTTCTCTTACTTGACCAAGATATGTGTCTTGCCATATTGATCCATCTTTTATATTTGGGCCAGATACCAATGAACGCCATGGTGCTCTAACATTCAACATTGCTACACTTGGATCTCCATAAATTATTGGCAGTATAGATGTAGCTGGATTTTCTAAACAATCAGTATATGTAAAATCTAAATAAATATTTTCGTATGATCCAGTCCCGGTTATTGGTTGAATTCTTACAGCTCGCTTGGCTCCAGATAAATGACATTTATTCAAATGTATTTCTTTATGGTCGTAATTTTGAGCGACATCTGATATTGAAATAAGATAATCAATATTATTTGAAGATTGAATTAAACAATTATTAAAATAAATATTTTCACATGGCAAATCCCAGCCGGGGTATGTTCCGGGTGAACCTGCTTCATAAATTCTTACATGACGATACATTTCTTCAAAAGAAACATCTGTAAAATATACATGATCCGACGCGTATATTTCTGCTCCATTTCCACATGAATAAGTATTATTGCGTGTTTTTACAGAACAATTTGAAATATGAACATTTGTTGCTACTGCAACTTGAAATCCTGCAAAATTACCTGCCCCATGACCAACTGGAAATGATCCAAAAGTTTCGTTAATATCTTCAACTGTGCAATTATTGAAATAAATATTTTTATGTTTTTGCCCAACAACAGTTGTCGCGCCAAGAACTTTGAATCCGCAACCACCATGCCATTCAGTAGCTGCTGGATTGTTTACAACAATTGCCGATCCCGAGTTCACAGACCTACAATTTTCAAACCATACATCTCTAATTGCAAGTTGCCCACCAAGTCTATAAGAATGTTCTCCAGCACCAATAACACTCCAACCATTAAATCTTAAATCAAAACAACTATTTGATGCTAATATTGATTCAATCAATAATCCATTTTCTCCCGGCGCACCATAACAAGTTGAGGAAGTGAAAGCACAAGTTACATTATTAAATACACTCCTTGATGTATCTCTTAAATAGATGCCATTTCTAAAATATTCAATCAACGCGGAATTTACTGTCATCAATTCTACATTTTTAATAAACATACCTGCGCTAAAATATTTACAATAAAAGTTATTTATTGTAATATTTGATAACTTTGTTCCAGAAGGAATACTTTCGATTTCAAGCGCATAATTTGTGCTATTATAAACTCCTTCTGCTGTTGCTGTAATTGAAAGTTTATCAATAAGAACATTACTTCCTTTAATTAAAACTCCTTTATCTCCTGTTCCAACACCAGTTCCTCCTCCGGGGGTTGTAATAATCAAAGAATCAATTGCAACTCCAGATTCAATTATAAATCCTTGAGATGTAGATGCTGCCAATCTATTGAATGTAGAATTATATGAAACTATTTGTGTATTTTGCTTTATAGTTAGTTGAGTATAACCATAAGTTTTTCCAGCTTCAAACAAAAGTGTTTTTCCCTGTGAAGCATTTAGCGCATCTTGTATTTTTGTGGTTTCATTAGAACCATCACCAACTGCACCAAAATCCAACACATTTACCACATCAGCAAACCTGTTTGCCAATGTCCTTGCTACTGCCGCCGCGCCATTGCCAGAACCTGCTCCAGTAGTTGCTGCTACAAATAGTGAGCCTACGACATAAGTTTGTCCTGTGGTTCCAGCAATAGTATTCCATTGCGAATGCGTCGTTGTTCCAAGAGAAGTAATTTTATACTGCTGACCAACAGTGAATGATCCATCGGAGATTCCAGTTGATCCAGTCGAAACAATTCCTTCGATTACGTTTTGAGTTGCTTTAGTTAGTGGCATAATATTTTATTTTGCTGTCCATCCTATGTTTGTAGCGGCCCCAGATTCTTTAACCCATAAGGTTTGCCCCGCTCCTCCAGATTTATTTGTGTAAAGACTACCTAATGGTGCAGCTACAATTCCTTCTGGACTACCTGTTCCAGAATATATTTCTGCAAATCCATACAAAGATACAATTACTATATTTGATCCCGCTGGCACTGGAGATGTCATTGTTAGAACATATGGAGTTCCGATTGCAATAGAATAATTTATAGGGTCTTGTATCACACCATCAATCGCAACAAGATAAGCATTGGCGTTTGTTGTGGCTGCTCCCGTTATGTCAAATGTTACATCTGATCCATCTCCAACATAAGACCATCTCAATCCACCAAACGATGTTTGTAGTGCTTCGATTTCATCAAGAATAGCTTGAGCTTGCTCTTCTAGTATCTTGGCTAATCTAGCATAGTAAGCTGCCCTCTCTGCAATTGAATTCATTGCCGCCTCACTTGGGCCGCACGGATTGCATTTAGAACTTCTGGAATTTCCGCAACTCATAGTTTTATCGTTAACGATAGTTAAAGTTTCTGTCAAGTGTTTTTATGCTGTAGAAAGAGAAACTGCAACAAGCACACTTCCTGCTGGCACAGTTGAGATTGTTAGTGTTCTTGGAGACATATTGTTTATTGTATAGTTTGCTGGAGCTTGAACTACTCCGTCAACATGGACAAGGTATAATGCTGATACAAGACTTCCAGATGTATTTCCGGTAAGCGTCCAAGTTATTGTTGACCCGTCACCAGTAAATGTCCAAACACTACCAGCGTTGGATGCAGGAATTACCCCCGTTGCGCCTTGCGGGCCAGTCGCGCCTGTTGCGCCAGTTGATCCTTGAATACCTTGAATTCCGGTGGCTCCAGTCGTTCCTTGAATACCTTGGATTCCTGTTGCTCCTGTAGAGCCTTGGACTCCAGTTGCGCCAGTAGCTCCTATCCCAGTAGCCCCAGTGCTACCTTGGATACCTTGAATGCCTGTAGCTCCAGTGCTACCTTGGATGCCTTGAATGCCTGTAGCTCCAGTGCTACCTTGGATGCCTTGAATGCCTGTTGCCCCTGTAGAACCTTGAATGCCTGTGCTACCAGTGCTTCCAGTCGCACCCTGCCCTCCTATAACTCCAGTAGCACCAGTCGCGCCATTTAATCCAGAAATACCTGTTGCACCCGTTGAACCTTGCGCACCTGTTACGCCAGTAGCTCCTGTGGAACCTGTGTTACCTTGATTTCCTGCAATACCAGTAGCTCCAGTTCCACCTTGGACTCCTTGGATTCCTTGAACACCTTGAGGCCCTGTAGCACCTGTAGCTCCGTCAATACCTTGGATTCCGGTAGAGCCAGTTGCTCCTTGAATGCCAGCAATACCTGTAGCTCCAGTGCTGCCTTGACCTCCTGTAATTCCAGTCGCGCCCGTTGAGCCTGCATCACCTTGAATGCCCTGCGCCCCAGTTGCTCCGGTAGCACCTAATCCAGTAGCACCAGTAGCTCCAGTTTCACCTACTCCAGTAGCTCCCGTGCTACCACGCTCACCAGTTAATCCTGTGGCTCCCGTAGTTCCAGTTCCAGTTGCACCTGTTGCTCCTGTTACACTTAATCCCGTAGCACCTGTCGCTCCAGCCACACCAGTTGCTCCGCTTGCACCAATGGAATGTAATGCTATGCAAGCTGAATGAGCCGCGCTTTTTGCAGATTCCTTAGCCGACCTTGCATAAGATGCAACTATGATAGTTTCATTACAATTTCCCATATAGATTATCGTTTACGATAAAGTGATTTTTAATTCAAGATGTTTGTTCCACTAAAAGATAGGGGATCGTCTTTTGGTTGTATCGGTTCATCTCTGAATAGACGAGGTTTATGAATCCATCCCATTGTGAAGGATAGATCGTTTGGCATCCTTCCGAGGAAGTTGATTTGTAACTGCCTTTATGGATGTTGATAGCGATGCCCATATCGTCTCCAGTGCCGTCTCGCGTAACAGGCAACTCCTCTTTGGAGTTAGCAGGTCGCAACGCTGGATAGCCGCCTCCGGGTTTACTGATACCATGATTGCCTTTACGATACCTGTGAACGCCCGTTTTAAGAACCGCAATACCTTTCTTAAAAACCGATGGATCAGTATTGGCGTTGAAAGTAGCATGAACAGAAGGAGATAATAATATAATCGCATCGTCATAGATGCCCCGATCATTCTTTCCTTTAACGCCCATCGAGTCTGCATAGTATCCCCTTATTCCTACCAGCGCAACGCGATCTTCAATCCCTGCACGAATAACCATGCCGAGAGTTTTTTCTTTCGCTTGTTGCGGTCTGGAATTCGGAACCATTAGCCTTTACGGATTACATTGATGAGTCCAACAAGGCCGAGTCCCGCGACAAGGATTGCTTCTTGGAGTTCTGGTTCGATCTTCACGCCGACTGCCGTAGCAATCAGAATCAATCCGCGCCATGTGCTATTCTCTGATAGTCGTTGAAGTAGTATATTTACGATTTTCATTTCTTTGTTCCTTTTGGTTCGGGCAGTTCGTATGTCAAACTCCCGTAGTCTGTCTGTAGGGAAATTCCAAGTGTTGTGCAACCAGTCAAAAATGCCATCGCAAGAAATGAAAGCGAAATGATGATAAGACCAAGCGCGATTTGTTTAGGGTTCATTTACTTTTATTCCAGTTACGCACAATAACAATAAGTGAACCAACTCCAACCGCGATACCGACGAGAAGAGACGCGATACGCAACCATGCTTCTATTTCTGGCAGCAATGAAATGCCAACTGATGTTGCCGTAGCTAAAACTCCTGCCATTCCTGCGTTAAATGAGTGAGTGTCCATTATGGGTTAATTAAAGATAGTTTTGCTTCAGTTTCGGAATCAAACCAATACCATCCATCGACGGGGTATGTATGTTGTTCGTGCGTTTCTTTGCGGAGTTCGTAATTTTTATTAAGCACAAAATTTGGCCCG